GGATGAAAAACAGATCCCAACTTTTCACCCTGAACCATCATTGTGTCAGGGGAAGGTCTTTTTACCCAAGGACTTAGAGGATCAGAATCGTCAGTAACATGAATATCAGCAAAGAGGACATGACTGCCAATTAAAGTTTTACCAAAAGCGACAGGAATTGTTGCTCCAGGGCCTACTGAATTGATAGGCCCTTTATATCCATATGATTGTTCTCCATTTGAACCTCTAACAACAGATCCGGCAGAAGCGGCTTTTACTGACGAACCAGGTTCAAACGTAGGATTTTCGGATGGTTGAGGAGCAAGCAAATCAGCGACGCCACGAAGAGTTAAAGCAATACCAATATTTCCTGCAATTGCAATTGTCGTAGTTAGTGCACTTGCTGCTGCAAGGCCCATGCCACTCGCTACACCTGCACTAGTAAAACCAGTAGCTCCCAACGCACTAAAACCACCTGTAACAACAGCCAATCCAACCAATGCTGCTCCTGACAGTATTTTCCCAAACTTATCCCAAAAGCCGCTACCACCGATCACAGGGGTAATGATCAAATCATTACTACCAAAAGGCAACAACATATCTTCCAACTCAAATTCTGTTCCTGCCTGAACAACCCTGTATCCAATCCCTTTCTCCTCTGATTCAAGCAATTCTTTTTGAAATGCAGGGTAATTAATACATAAAAGCTTTATTGCATCAATAGGAGTACGAAGATTGTAGTACTCATGCACTGCACCGAATTTTTCTCCTAATTCATCTAGGAGTACCACCCGTTGCATATCTAAAAAACGACCTTTGTGCTAATTATATAGTAAGAGTTAAACGGCTCAATGCATACTAAGAAGGAAAAATAGTTATCCACTCATCTTCGGGAATTAAATAAATATGCCAAGGCAGTTTGAATTGAGTACACGCCATTTGATCTACTGGGCTTGCTCCACCTCCTGCTGGATGCGAATGGATAATTGCTTGAATCTTTCCTTTTGCTCTTGCTCTTATGTAGTCTTTTGGATCTAAAATAAAAATCTGATCAGACTGATCTGCAATATTATTGCAAGGATGATAGAGATCATTAACTAAAACACCGCAAGCTTCTTTTGGGGCTTGTTCTAGTGCATGTTGCTCTGCTTTACATCTGAAGTCTTGCACTAGGAAATCCTCCAAAGGGTAATCTCTCCGCTCCTGGGAATTTTGCGACACAATCTGAATATTTGTGACCACAAGTGGAATCATTTCCAGCATAGGTGCATTGAGCACTTTTAAACTTCCAAGGACAATGCTCTAATACTTGCCGTCGTGGCAAACGAACATTCATTAGATCCATCTTCGTTGCCAATTCAAAACTGACAATTTCCTTCGTCTCAGAGGCAACTCGGTCTACATACCAGGTATCATTTTCTTCAAAAATTGCAGTTGGATCTGCTGTTGCATTCGTACCACTTGAGAAATTAACAGCATCAAGGAATTTTTTACATGTCCTTATTCTTACAACTTTTGCATCTAAAGGATTATAAGATGCGATTAAAGCAGAGACAGCATTATTGACATTAGCAATTGTGAAGGTAGGTCTCGGTAAGGTGCCTGTTGATGACCTTTTAAACCCATCCATCTCACAAGGGACAGCACTATAAGTAGTTGAATTAAAAACTATATTTCCATAAATCTCATTCGTTCCTGCGTGATAGTAATACACAGCATCAATACCATTTGTAGCTGCAGTAAGATGTAATTGAAATAGCTCGATCACCGCAGAAGGTTCGAGCATTTGAATTTGTTCTTGTATCGACTGAGGAACTGTCGGCATCCTTAAGCCTCTGCTACTTGTTGAAATGTAGCGTTAATTGTTGCTCTATTTAAAAATGGAATATATTTCGACCATTTAATACAAATATATTTTTTAGAAGCTGCTTCTCCTTGTGGTTGATAACTAAAACTTTCAGCTCCTCCTCTTGCTTCAAGGAAATTTTCAATTTCATCAGCATCTGTCTCTGAAATATTTTCCCAAATGAAATTCCAAATTTTTAAATCTTGATTAATTCCATAAACACTTCTTTGAGAATAACCTGATCCAAATAAAGCAACTCTTACACTGGGAGCACTGCTTTTCAATGCCCCATAGGAAGGTTGTACTGTTGTAGGAAAATTAGCCATAATTAAACACTAAGAAGACCACCTGGTCGGCGTTGAGTAACAAGTTCCTGCTGAATAGCCGCAGAAATAGCCTTGCCAAGGTTTCTCGCTTCTTCAGCATCGCCTTCAACAGACGAACCAGAAGCGTCCACATTAACAACAACAGAAGTTGAACCGCCTAGCTGATGATTAGGAATAATGTTTCCACTTGATCTAGGGGTAAATAACTCTGGGCCTTTCTCTCCAACTATGTAAGGAGTCCCTCCTGATACTGGGCCTCCTGCTGCTCTATGCCTGTCTAAATCATTTGCTGTTGCTCCTACTCCTATTTGCCTCATTCCCTTAGGCATACTAGACATATCTGCACCTTGAGTCATTCCTAAGGGAGCGACAGGAGCAACTGGTGTTTTAGCCATTCCTAAAGCACCTTGGAAGAAAGTGCCTACTCCACCAGGAAGAGCAGAAAGTCCTGCCTTGATTCCATAATCGAGCAACGAATCACTAATTCTTCTAAACGTATTAGAAGCAACCTCTCCTAATGTCTTCGTTCCATCAATTGCTGCGTTAATTCCTTCGACTAATCCATTTTTAATAGAAACCCCTATTGCGTCATATACGGCTTTCAATTCTTCTTCTTGTTTCTTTAGCAATTCGTTTGCATCTTCAAGCTCTTTCTTATATTTAAGTTTTGCTTTTAATTCATCTACTTGGTCACGTTGCACACCTTTAACCTCTTTTTCAATTTCAAGTTCTTTTTCTAATACTTCTCTATTAGCTGATTTCATTCGGAACATTTTTTCTAAAAGCGCTATTTCTTTATCTGTACTTTCTAACTTGCTTCCTATATAAAGTTTATCTTCTTTTGTATCTTTTATCATTTTATTAAACGCAGGAGTCGCTTTTTCAAGAATTTGTTTATCAATGTCTTTAAGAGCTTTTGTTCTTTGATTAGATCCTGCTCTTCCCCCAAGTCCTGTTCCTTTCTCAATAGCAGCCTTTCTCTTCCTTAAATCAACAAGAGTTTTATCGTCAGAAGTCGCAGCAAAAATCCTAATACGATCTTCTCTTGACCTTTCTGAAAATTTGAAGATTTTATCAATAGCAAGTAATACACCTGCGAAAGCAGATTGAACTCTTAATAGTCCACCTTGCATTGACATCATTAAATCAGTCCATTGTTCTCCAAAGTCTTTTAATCTCTGAACTCCTACTTCTCCTACAGTTGCAGTCAATTGTTTGACAGTGGCATCAAACGCAGCTTGTTCACCTTCAGCAGCTTGTATATTTTTAATCCTTTGTCCTTCAGCAGTACCAGCAAGCCCTAATGCCTCTGTTAATGCTCCTGTGTCTTTTGTAAAGTCTCCTAAAGCTTTCCCCATCTCTGCTGTCTTAACAACAAAAGCATCAATTGACTGACCTAAAGCACTTAAAAGTATTTGCGCTCCAAAACCTGAACCTGGCCCCATCTTCGATTGAGCAAGCGCACCACCAACTCCACCTGCTACAGAGCCAAGTCCACCACCGAACAAGATAGGAAAACCAGCTCCTAACATTAAACCTTCTCTTGTTCTTGCGTTCATCTGCTGCCTATTACTGCGTCTTCTTTGAAGTCTCTCCCATGCTCCTTTTGTTACTCTGCGATCTTCATTGGGATCTATACCTGTCATCATGCTTTGAACATCCTTCCTCATGTAAATCTGAGCTTGTTGTTCAGCTCTTTGGAACTCAAAAGCTTCAGCTCTATCATCAAAAGCATTGAAATATCCTGTACTTCTTTCTCTTCTCTTTTGTTGTCTTGCTCTCCTAATCTCTGCCTGACGAATACGTCTTTGTTTTGCTAGTTCACCATTAGATCTAGCTCGCAAATCTGCTTGTATTTTTGTTTCCCTAGAAATATTCCGTTCCACTTGAGCTGCTTTATTCAAGATCGTTACATAATCGTCAGCAGTCCTATTTCTCTGGCTTAAAAGCTTGTTATACCATTCAAGTCTTCTTTGATCTTTTTGTAAATCAGTTGGCCCTTGTCTTCCATATCTTCTGCTTTCATTCCTTCCTGACATTAATGATTGTACTTTTGCGGCTAATTCGTTATAAGCACTACCTTTACTAAAAAAGCCAGCAGCGTCACCCATTGGTAAACCTGCTCCCCCAAGAGCTTCAGGCATAACCATCATCGCCGCAGAAGCTATATTTGGAAGCTCTCTAGCAAGCCTTCCAAATAGAGAGAAAGCTTTACTCATTTGTCCTTCAATGCTCCAAATTACTTTTGAAGCAACATCTTCAAATTGAATAAATCCTTTTATGGCATCAGCAACCCATGTTGTTACGCCTAAAGTTTTAGTAAGGACACCAGAAGCAATCGTTATGCCTCCTAATACTTTTGTTGCTACCTTACCCACTTCTGCCCAATTCCTTACCTGTGCTTTTAATTTTTGACCCAAAAATGGTACAAATTTAATTAGTTTTTGTATCCCATTAGAAAGTAAATTTATTGACGCAAGTTGAGGAAGCAGACCTCTTTTTCCTCCTACGACACCAAAGAGTTCCATTACTCCTTTCTTTATTCTTTGCGTATTTCTTTTTGCTATATCATTAAGTATTTTTCTTTGTGCATCTAATTCTTTGGTACGCTCTTTTTCTTCTTTTCTTATTCTTTTAGCTGTTTCTGTGTTCTTTCCTAAACTTGTATTAATTTGTTCAATTTTTGAATTTGTTTGCTTCCATAAATCCGTACCTATTTCTATAAATTGAACAGCATCTTCTAATTGACTTTTGTATAAATTAACTTCAGCAAGAGTATTTCCTATCGCTTCATCACTCTTAGCTAAAAGTGTTTCGGCTGTGTCGTAAGTACCTAAAGCATCTGCTGCTGGTTGTACTCCTTTTCCTAGTACTAATCCTTTTCTTATATTTATTCTTTCTTTTTCTATTTTCAATAAATTTTGTTCGGCTATTGCTTGTCCTTTGGTTGCATCTGAAAACAACTGATATTCAACCGTATGTTTTTGAATAGCATTCTTAGAAACATCAATGCTGGAAGCAAGATTTTTAAATGCAGAAATCTGTCTTAATAACCCTTGCTCGTTTTGTGAGTAATAAGCTTGTGCTTGACCTATCTTCGCCATAAATGACGTTAATTTTTGTTCAGCCTCTATAAGTGCTGCATTTTCTGTACTGCTAACTCCAGCAAGTTGAGTTTTTCCTCTTGGATCTGTACTGAAAGTACTTCCTCTCCTTGGTCTAACAGCTTTATCTGTTTTTTCAATTCTATCTAATCTTCTTGATTCACTTTTTGTCTGAACCTTGGCGATCATCGCCTGTTTTTCCATTTCTACAGTGACTCTTTTTGCCTTCTTTGCATTGTCAGTGAAAACCTTACCTAAGTCAGTTGCAACCTTAACTGTGTTCTTTAATTCTTTACTAATATCACCAATAGAACCTTTTAGATTTTTAACAAATTTGCCATTAATCTTATCAACAATTTTATCTATAGTAGTTAAAGATTTTGCAAGCTTTTCTACTGCTCTTTTTATTTGAGCGTCTTTAGCAGTAAATTCAATAGTACGGGTATAATTACCAGCCACTCCTCTCGTACCAAACAATATTACCTATCTTACCTTGTTTGAGTTCTACTAGCACTATTTCGTTGAACAGCATCTCTTTGTCTATCCATTTCATCATTTTGAATCTTAAAATAAGCAGCCCAACCTATCATCTCTTCTCTTGTTAATTTTTCCGTTAACTCCCTAACGGTTTTGCCTAATTCCTTCGCTAATGAGAATAAAAAGATCCATTCTTTATTCGCTTTTCAAGTCTTTTTCTACCTCTGCCACCTCCTTATCTGCTCCAGACTCAAGCATTGCTAATTGAATTTCTTGTAAAACAGCAGCTTCAACTTCTCTACGAAGGGTCGCTCTATCTCCATCAGCAAACAGTCTTTTCCCTTTTTCATCTAACGCTTTTTGAATCATTAAAGATAAAGCAAAATCATTAGCATCTTCAGCTTTACCAGACTTTTTCTGAATAGATTCTCTTTCCGCAATTGTTAATGGATGCCAAAAAATAGTAAGAACGACTTCACCATCTTTCTTTACATCGTGTTGGTATAACTGGCTTACACCAAACTTGTTGCTTAGAAGCTCAACAGCTCTCATAAAAAGATTTATACATTATTAGTATACTAACTCGAAATTAACCATTTGCGGAAAATTGACAGGTAATCACACCTAAGTAATGTGATTCGTCTTCATCATCAATTCCTCCAGGGCCGACAACATCACCAACTCTTGGATTACAGGAATAAGTATCTACATAAGTAGAGGAATTAACAGAGGTCATACCTGTGATAACTGCTTCACTTAAAGCTGCAAGGACAGAAGTTCCTGCACCCTTCGGGACATAAATACCAGATTGAATAAATCCTGAGTAATACGTTTGTGCGTCCCCTTGAGCCTGTTGAGTTGCTCTTCCAAAATTAATCGTTGTAACTATATATTTAACTTTTTTCCCTGGTTTAGTATATGAAACATTGTCATAAATCATCGTAACTGTAGGATCAACATCCTTTACAGCATCTGTAATTGCTGCTTCAAAAGCAGCTCTAGTATTTACAAGAGTCATAAGTTCTGATACTGAGTTTGTACATCTTTAACATTAGATCCAATGTAATCTCCCCCAACACTAATATTAGGACGCTTATCAGTGAAAAATCTATCAATTTTTTGAGATAAACCTTCTCTAAAATTTCCTGCACCACCTGCTAAATAAGCAAATACACTAGATTTAGGAGAAAATAACGCTTGCGGAGCATATTTAGCCGAGTTCCCTATATAAACAGTTTTATTTAACTTAAAAGTTTTAGGAACAGCAAAACGCTGTTTTATATAAGGTTTTTGACCAGGGGCTAGTGTATTCCCATTAGTCTTAATAGAAGACCAAGGAGTAAACTTTTCTCTTTCATCTTCTTCTTTAATAATTGATTTACCTGCTTTCCAGCTAGAAGCAAAAAATCCAGTTAATACAGGACTTACTTTTTTTGAAGCTAAATCACTAACAACAGCAGCAACAAAACCATTTAATTGAGCTTCTACTTCATCCTCAAAATCATCCAAGATTTGTTTAGTAAAAGCATTTGCCTTTGACTTTGTAGATAACCTACGTGGTGTCGCACTCCTCCTAGCCATTAGAACCTCACTAAAATTGTATGTAGATAAACTTGTCCACCACGTTTTGTATCTATATCAGTTATCTGAGAAACATGTGTTGATCCTGCATAACTTAACGTGATTTCATCTTCAAAAGTCGGTTGATGATCTCCTATTAAATCAGGTGTTATGTATAACTTTGCACTTCTTGTTTCTTTACCTTGATCTTCTTCTGCTTTTATAAATTCAACAGGTACTTTAATATCAGAATAACTAGTTGTTGTAAGTAATTGCTTTCCTTTTGCCACGTTATAACTACCTTTTGCATTAACAGAATAGGTAATCGTAGTATCTAAAGCTGCCCCAAAATCAGCAATAATTTGCTTGGCTGCTGCTTTTAATGATTTGTCTAATGCTCCTGCCATGATTAACCTCTAACAACTCGTACTGGATAACCACCAGAGCCACCAAGACAATAAGCACCTAAATAATTTTGTAACCACGGATAAACATCAAATACGTTATTAACCGTTCCAATACCTTGACTACTCGTATTATATTTTATATCCATATCTCCTATCTTTACTCGTTCATAAGAACCATCAGTTCCTTTATTGCCAGTCATCGCATCAGTTTCATTCGCTAATGCTTTTGCTAATTCATATTGTGCATATTTAATACTTTCAGGAATCGCAGTACAAGCAAGTTCAACATTATCTACTTCGTAATTATTTCTGGGCCATCTCAATGCTTGCCCATCATCACAACGATCACCATAAAAGTTAAGACTATCAATCCATCTCGTAGCAGATATTAATGCTCGATTTTTTTGATCATCAGTCTTATTATCCCAAGTTGTTGAATCTGGGACGGTTTCAAAGTAAGTGTTTGCTTCAGCTAAAGTCACATAGCTATTAGCTGTTGCTGACTTCAACGTGGCATTTATAGTTGCAGCCACAATCCTTAAAATACATTTCCTCTATATTGTAGCGTCATAAAAAACCCCCACCAAATAAATGATGAGGGTTCATTCCATTCCCTAATGATTTAATTATAAATCAAGAGATAGTTGTTGTATCCAATGGTGTGTTAACAGTGATTTGAACAGCAGGGATCAAATCAATGTCATAAGTAGCACCCCACTTATTAGCAGTAGCTAAGTTTGCATTGGTTGGGTTGTCACCAGCATCAGTCCACTTAGTACCCATTACGTGATACGCAGTGTGGTAATCAACAGAAAGTACATTCTGCTTGGACAAGATGTTGCGATCAGCTTCAATCCTTAGATCTTGCTGAACACCTTCCATGATGGTTCCTGCTTTCAATAAATAGCAGTAGTACTCAGTGATGTGACCTGAAGTACCAGGAGCAACAGTGTTAACAGCTTCGTCAACAATGACTTTACAGCCAGCGAATTGACCAACTTCTTTAGCACCAATACCAACTCCACCGCCACCCCACTGGATACCAGTTCCAGTTGAAAGTGCAGAAGTAGAGAAAGTTAACATTCCTACCTGATATAGGTAGTAAGCAACTGCTGGATGAACAACCAAAATATCTGGCTCTTCACCACGCTCACCCAACTTATTACGAGCTTGAGCAATCGTAGAAGCTGTTAAATAGTTAGCTTCAGCAGCTCCAGAAGATGCAGCTTTAGCAACATCAAGTGCATTACCACTAAGAGCAGTACCGAATAAACCAGCAAGTTGTGAGAACAAACGAGCGTTGTTCAACTTGTTGATTGCATCAGCTAACTGATTACGAATAGCCAACATTGGATCTTCGCCAGCAGCTAAAATCGCAACGTCATCTACAGCGTATGCAAAACCTCTATGAACGATAGAAGCAATCTGTGTTGCTGTACCGATCTTCTGTGGTGTTAAGTAACCAGCAGTTGAGGTTCCCCAGTTAGCAGCACCGGTCATCACCTCTTCAGTAGGTGCAACAGGGTTGAACTCAGGAACTTGAATACGTGTACCGCCTTCTTTAGCGTCAAGGAAACTGTTTCTTGCAACAGCTCCACTCTTTACAAATTGGCTACGCTCTTTGATTGCCTCTTGGACATAACGAGCCAAATTATTTCTTTTTACGATGTCTGCTAAGAGAACACCGCCAGAGTAATTCTGAAAAGGAGCAGCCATGTGGCCTCTTTAAATTTACGGTTTACTTTGCCTAAGCCACGGACTTAGAAATAACAACCTTGAATCACGGATTCTTAGATGTTACTGAGATGCCTCTTTTTGCAGCACGGCTGCTAAATCAGGGTCTTGGTTAGATAATAACATTTGTTGCGTTAGATTGCCCGTCTTCCAAGGGTTTTCAGACCCAGGAGCAACATTAGATGTTGGACTAGGCTTTGCACCCATACCAGCCGAATTACTTGCCTTGAAATGATGTTCCCATCCACTTCCAGGGTTCTTCAAGTTATTAACGTAAGTACCTAAATCCTGTTCAACACCACCACTCAAAATAACAGTTCTACCATCACTACTTTTATGCAATTTATCTTGCAAAAGTGATAATGTTTGACCTGCATTAATCGCTCCAGCATTGCTTAAGGCAGACATCGCTGTTGTACGTGTTGCCTCTATTTGCTTTTGCTCTTTTGCTGTTTTTAACTCAGTTTCTAGCTCAGTTATTTTTCTATCTTTTTCTTGAGCTGTTTTGTTTGCATCCTCCCAAAGAGGCTTATACATACCCTGATCTTCTAAGGCTTTTTTACGATCATCGTAATATTGGCCTATTTTACTTTTAGCGTTTTGGAACGCTTTTTCCTTTTCTGCTAATTGTTGCTTTAAAGCTTCAAATTCAGCTAAAGGAACAGTAGGAATCTCAGGTGCAGCAGGTGCTTTTAAAGTTTCAGGAGTAGCCACGGGCTGTTCTTCAGAAGTCACGGACTCCTGCTGAATAACTTTTTCTTCAATCATAATTACTCAGTTACAGGTGTTTTAGGTGTCTCAACTGTCTCTTCTTTAGCGACAGCCTTCTTTTTTGCTGTTTTTGGTGGGCAAGCAGGAGGATTTAATTCCTCAAACCTCATTTTTTCGATTGGCATAAAATAAAATACGCTTATTTGTTATTCTAATGTATTAACTAATTTTAGACTCAGTTGCAGTAGGGAGAACTTCACCTTGTACCAAAATATCTCTAAATTCTTCTCTATCAATTACTTGTTGATCAAACAAGGAAGTCAAAGCTGTTATGTCTTGTCCGATTAGCCTATCAATATCAAAATCACGACTAATTTTGACTTCTGGTGGCTCAACTCCTAAATAATTAGCCGATAAATTAAATACCTTCTGTAATTTTTGCTCTAACTCAAGAGAAACCATCGAAAGCATTGAATTTGTATCAACACGGTCTAAACGTCTTGCATCTGCTGATTCTGCTACAAATTTTTGTTGAGATAACGTACTAATCCCTAAAGTTGCCATCTGAACTTGCAATTCTTGTATTTCACTTGTTTGTGCTTCAAATGCACTACTTGCTGGCTCAACATAATACACCTTATTTCCAGGTTGAGTCGCCATCGCATAGTTAACACTAATACTCATATCCTTTGTCTGATCATCCCAACCTTCTAATACCAACATTGGCTGAGATGCAACATGCAAACTATGAATTAAATCAGCTTGACGTTGGAAATGTGCCAAATTCAAGTACGCAATATCTAATAACGGTGGTTTACTTGTCAAAGTATCAGTCTTACCCGAATAAACACTAACTAAAGGCACTTCACCTAACGAAAACACACCAGAATCCACTAATTCATAGTCTTTTTCATTTTCTGGGCCATCAAAATTACCTGCATAACTGGTATCTTCTAAGTTAATTAGGTCTTTTTTAGGTGAAACCTTCCTATAAATACTAAATTTCCCTGGTTCGATTACTCTAACTTGATCAAATACTTGTTCACCAAATTCTCCTGACGGTACAACAGCTTTTTCAGCAATTCTTACCTGTATCATGCTGCCATAATTGACTTCTCTATCTAATCTCCAACCATAAATGTTAGTAGGATCAATTTCTATCCAATATGGCCTTCTATTTTGCGCTCTTTCTTCTGCCAGACTTAATGCTCCTGTAGGTGCAGGATAATCAACTAAAATATGACTCTGACCATACGTCAAAGAACAAATAAGTACCCTTCTGGCATATTCATTTAGATCCGATCCACATCCATCAACATCCTTAGCAAATACATCAGTCCAATATGAATCACCTATTAAAGTAATAGGCTTCCTCATTATCAAACCTGTCGCTGCTCTAATTAATCGCTGCGTATATGGTGAAAATACTGCTCGATTTACTCTAGATAAATAAGCTGTGTAATCCTCTCGTGGCTCAAGGGGAAGAAAAGCTTCTGAATTATCTCTTAAATATTCAGTTCCATTAGTGACGGCCTTCATAATTTCCCACCCCTTTACCATGTCCATCACTGCACGAGTGCGAGTAAATGGACTATCAGAACCACCTACACCGGTAGAACTAGTTATGTTGGTACGAATTGGGCCAGGAACGGAGTACGTCACTATTCTTTCCTTATTAAGTTAGCCCTAACTACGCAGCAGAAGTAATTGCCCCAGATGTCTGAAAACTTACAGATATAGACTGAAGATCTCCTACAGAAGCACCAAAATCAGCACTTGTAACAATTCCGTTAAAGCTCATTTTCTTAGTACCTGAAGTGTCTAAAAATAACTCAAATTGAGCATCTCCAGCATCTTCTGTTGTTAAAATATCAGTTAACAACTCATTGGTCTCATCACCTGAAGTAGCTGTATATAAAAATTCAACAGATCCACTACCAGAGATCAAAGATCCGACATAGCTACGTGATGTAGCCCCATGTGCTGTGCAATCAAGAGTGTCCTTGGAAACACTAAGACTCCATCCTGTAGTAGAAGCAATAGCACCTACAGTGCCAGTAGCATTCTTAAACTTTACGGAGCCTTCTTCGCCACGATAGAAAGCCATGATCTAAAATAATAAAAGACTATCTTCAATAGTCTAACTGGTACTGTCTACTTTTACAGCATT